TGTACGAACGGGCTTGGTGCCAGTGGATGATCTCCTGATGTTTGGTATGCGCGGAGGAGACATGATTGTCTTAGCGGCCCGACCAGCAGTTGGTAAAACCAGTGCAGCCATGCAGATTGCAGAACATGTTGCCTTGGACGCTCAGAAACGAGTCCTTATCTTTTCGCTTGAGATGACTAGCGTTAGTCTGATGGAGAGAATGATTCGTAGTCGGGCAAAGGTCAGGGCGGCAGACATTCTTGCCCAGTCCATTAGCAAATATCAACGCGACAGTCTGGCCAGCGCCTATGCCGAAGTTCGTGATAGCCAGATTTTGTGCGATGACACTTCTGGAAAGTCCATTGGTTACATCAAGGCCGTGGCTCGACGCGCCCACCAGAAAGAACCGTTGGATCTCATCATTATCGACTACCTCCAGTTGCTGCGCGGAGACAGTAAACGATCCAAGGATAATCGCGTCAACGAGGTCGAAGAGATTAGCGGCGGGATCAAGGAGTTGGCCAAGACCTTGCGTGTACCAGTTTTGGTACTAGCTCAGTTGAACCGCGATCCCGAAAAACGCGGAGGCAGACCGAGTCTTTCAGACCTCAAGGGATCGGGTGCCATCGAACAGGACGCCGATATGGTGATGATCCTTCATTGCGACGAAGAAGATGCCAAGAATCACACCCAGCATCCCACCGTGGAATTTATTGTGGCGAAGCATCGTGAGGGGCCAACAGGTGTTGCCCCCATGAGCTTCAACAAGGCAATTACTCGTTTTGAGATTTCTTCCAACAATGGTCGGGAAAGCTGAGATGGGCGTCCTGTTGGACATCCAGAGGAAGGTGGACGCTCACCGCATTAAAGCACCCGCAGACCCCACAAGCCTTTAGCTGGCCGTCATAGCTGGTCTTTCGGGCTCCTGCGATAGCTGGAAGCATTCCCGCAATTCCCTTGCATCCCCAGCATCCAGAGGTAGAAATTTGATGGGGGCAGGCGGCACAGATCTTGGCGCGGCGTTCGGCTTCCTCTTGATTCACTAATTGGAATTGGGACTTCGCGGCAAAGTTGTACATGGCCTTGACCCAGCGAACGATCTCTCCGAAGCCCAAGGTCTGCTTAACGCTGGAGCAGGGAACGCACTGACGAGATCCAGCCAAACGTTCGCAGAGTGCATTCTCTATCTGAGGCACAAGATCAGTGGGTGGCACCAAACCCCGCTCCATAATCTTCTTCTCGCAGTTCTTAACCATGTCCCAAAAATCTCCACCTTCAATGGTTTCCCCAGTCACAGGACATTTAACCACCCACCCAAGAGATGGGACGTAGCTTTTATCCTTGTAGCAAAATCTCAAGCTACTCACTGACTACCAATTCGGCCTCGTAGGTGTTGTTGTCTGGGATCTTTAACGATTCCAGTTTGGTGGCGATATTGATCTGAACCGCATTCTGCTGGTTGTTACCATCGCTAAAGTTGATAGATGCAGCTTCGGCCAATTGTTTAATATTACGCATCATGCCAAGGGCTTCCATGCCGTCTAGGTCTTGCGCGGCATCAGCAGCCTTGACCAACACCTTGCCCGTCAGAAACTTGATCGATTTCTTCATGGTCTCAATCGATGCTGTGATATCGGAGAGGAGGGTAGGAACATCGTCGTTCTCCCAAGGCGCGGGATTTTGGTCGTTTGCAAGTCTCTCGCGACACGCCACCCACCGCTGGGTTTCCTTCCAAAGATTGATCGTGGACACGCTAACGCCGATATCCGAAGCAATATCTGGCACGTTGCGACCAGAGCAAAACATGGAGAACGCTTTGACGCATTGCATTCGCTTCTCCTTGTCCATGGTCTCCATCTTTGGTGGAGCGGGAATAAGCTGATTGGGTCTTTCGATCTCCCAAGGATAGAGGTTTTCTTGTTCGGGATTAGCCCGCCAAGTCTCGGCATGTTTGTCCCACTTCTCGCTGTGGACAAATCTGGATAGCTGTGGGGGTGAGGTAAAGCCAAGTTCGGTCATAATCTCCTTGGTTCCTCTGCCAGCGACATAAAGTCGGAAGGCATTTTGCTTCTTGATTCTGTTTTCTGGTAAGTCCCAGTCGATCTTGTTCTTGCGCTGTCCAGCCATACCGATTAGTTTAGTAGAAATTTCTCAGATGGCAACAGAAGATCAGGGGATAGAAAAATACGGAAGGCTGTGGCTATCCAAGGATGGGCAGGCGATTACACCCCTGCGTATCGAAATGGATGCGTTTCTTATGGGGCTAACCCCCGAAGAAGGAGGGCTTGGCAAGGCTCGCCACTATCGCAATATCGTTTCTGCCATCTGGCCCACCTTCCAATGGCATAAATGGGCAGAACTAGCCGCCCAAGCATTCTGCGCTCAAGTCTTTGAGGAAGACGAGGCATCTGGTAACAAGTTTGTCAGGGGCGTGACTGGACTAGCGGGAGGAACAGACTCTGGAAAATCTTACGGCATGGCGGCATTTGCTTTGGTTAATTGGTTCTGCGACCCGATCAACACAATGTGCATTGTGGTGTCTACTAGTAAGATTGACGCAAAACAGCGTATCTGGGCTGCTCTGGTCAAGATGTATCGCGAAGCCCGAAACCTCGGAATTGCTTCAGGACGGCTCATTGAATCCATGGATATCATCAAGCTATCCGAAGAAGAGGGTGCCATCATCGATCCAAAGACTGGCGTAAGTGACGCCTCGTCCATTATGCTTCTGGCGGCTGGCGACGAGTACAAAGATGACGCCCAAAAACGACTTCAGGGTAAGAAGAATCGTCGCATTGTGTTGATTATAGATGAGTTACAAGATTGTTCGGCCTCGGTGATCAACGAAGCAATCTGGGGATTTAAGGGCGCACAAGAGTTGTATGTTGTCGGAGCAGGCAACCCCGCATCCATCTTCGACCCCCACGGAAAGTTCTGCGAACCGATCAAGGGTTGGATGAGCGTGGACGAGGATACTTCCAATTGGAAAATACGGGTGGCTGGTATTGAGGGAATCTGTATCCGCTTTGACTCGGAAAAAGACAACCCCAACCAACAAGCCTTTGAACAGGGGAAGGGACTTCGCTATCCCTTCCTTCCAAAACCCAATGATGTGGCTCTAGCCAAAAAGGAACTCGGAGAACTTAACCCCCAGTTCTGGCGGAAGTTCAGGGGCTTCTGGCCACCCGCAGATGCCGATGATTCCACGATTGTCTCGGATATACTTCTGGCTAGACATGGAGCCTTGGACAAACCTATTTGGGATGGAACCCCGAAAGATATAGCAGGGGTCGATCCAAGTTACACGGAGGGCGGAGACCGCTTTGTCTTTACCCACCTTAAATATGGGAAGCTAATTTCTGGTAAATGGGCGATAGCTGTAGAAAAGCAGTATGTCCTTAATCGAAGGGCGGGGTCGCAGGAGGACTTCCAATACGAGATGATCCAACAGATTAGCGACCTTTCTATCAAGTTGGGAATCCCGAACCAATGGATAGGAGTAGACGCCTCGGCTGGTGGCATCTTCTGGTCTATCGGGGAACGGGAACTACTGAAGGGGTGGCATGCGGTATCCTTTGCTGGAGCAGCCTCGGATCTCCCTGTTAGCGCCCAATACGCCATGAGGAACGAAGTCACTGGAAAACCCCAAGTCGGCAAAGAATTGTTCCACAACATGGCTAGTGAACTCTGTTTCGCCGCCCGCTATTTCTTAGAGTGCGAGCAACTCAAGGGAATTACACCTGATTTGGCGTGGGAGATGACTCAGAGAAAATATGCCCGAAGGACGCGGAAGATCATTATTGAGTCCAAGACGGACATGAAAAAGCGGATAGGAAAGTCCCCCGACTTATTCGATTCCTTTGCCGTAGGACTCTTCGTGGCCCGAAAGGTATTCGGAGCCATGGCAGGATCTGAGGCAATAGAAGAGAAGAAGAGAATTAATAAAGAGACTTTCAAGAAGCTCAAACAGTCCTTGACTTTGCGAAGGCAATGGTAGACTCTACGCTGGATTTTTTCTATGGCTCAACTACCTATTGCCGAAGCTGACATTTGTATCTTTCAGGGGGCGACTTTTAACCAGACGCTTTTCTATGAGACTGGCGAGCCTTCTGCTCCTGTCAATTTGGCTGGATATACCGCCAAGATGCACATCAGGTCAAAGCCCGAATCCAAAGCTCTAATCCTTGAACTATCCACAACCAATGGTAGAATTGTTCTAAATGAGTCTACGGGATCTATTCGTCTCTTTATTTCGGCATCTGACACGGCAACCCTCTCGGTCTGTGACAAGGCCGTATATGACCTTGAGCTATACAACGGGGCCGTCACAACTCGCATCCTACAGGGCAATGTTATCATTTCACCAGAGGTAACTCGATGAGCAAGATCTGTATTCCTATCCCAAGTTCCAGCGTTATTGGAGTTGCTTCGACTCCGATTTCCACTCCCAGCGTTAATATTCTTCGGGTTGAACCATCCATTACTGGATTGACTGGCGGAGCAGCAACCGATCTTGATTCTCTTAATACTGTCAGCGGAACCTATGCTGTGGGGATTGTGCTATTCTTGGTCATTGGTGGAATTCCTGCCATCTATCAACTAACCAATGGAACTGACGCCGAAAATGATCCTTTTGTTATCAGGCCCAATGACTATGAAAGTCAGACAGGAACAAAGCGGGTGTGGAAACGACTAATGTAACTCAATGAAAAACTTAATTTCCCTAATTATCTCTGGAGCCTTGGTTGTTTCTGGCTACGCGCAAACCCGCAATGTTTTGGTGGGAACCAACAATGCAGTAGTTCAGCCGACCAACTTCTGGAGCGCCGATGCATCTAATGCTCGCGCTGGCTTGGGGTTGGGAACAGTCGCGACAAATCCCGCATCCGCATTTCAACCATCCTCTACGGTATTGAGTAATCTCTCTTCCAGTAATGCGGTCAATCTAACCAATATTCAGGCCACCAACATTACTGGAACAATTGCTATTTCTAATGGCGGAAGTGGAGCCACCACGGCTGGTGGAGCAAGGACGAACTTTGGATTGGGGGCGACATGGCTCACAAACACAAACGTCACGAATTTTAGAACGGCGATTGGGCTAGGAACTAATGCCCAGCCAGTTTTTGGCGGAGCTTCGATTACTGGAGATTTGTTTGCTGGAAGCTTGGAAGTTGCTGCTGGATCAAATGAAACCGCCGTTACTTCTGATGGAATTTATTTTACAGGAGTTGCCGCAGCCACCACCCGCACCAATCTCGGCCTTGGCTGGTCGGCCCTTACAAACAGCAATGCTGGCACTGGCCTTGTTTCTGTCAACACCAATGGAGTAGTGGTAAGCCCGACCAATTTCTGGCAAGTGGCCCCGATTGTGGCGCAGTTTATTGAGTCCCAGCCAACCACCAACTCTACGACAAACATCGTTGGAGCCCGACTTCTCCACATCCACAGCTTGGATAGTCCATGGGTTCCGAATGTGACCAATATGATTGTTCTCCCGACCAACGGAACGTCCTTCGCGGGAGACATTGCGTTAGTCGTCCATCAAGGCCCGACCAATACCATGACAAGGGTAAGACAGGCGGGATCGACCAACGATCTAATCACCATGACCCGTTTTGACGAGGCGGTGGAGTTTGTCTACTACGAGAATGTGTGGCAGCTTAATCACAATGTTGCATTTGTTGAACCCATCTACTTCGCTGGCACTAATGCCGCAGCCAACGCGGCGGCAAGCAGAACAAATTTGGGATTAGGTGCGACGAATACTGTAGATTTCAATGTTATTAATGGACTTGATAGGGTTGTTTTTAGTGACTCCTTAACAATGCTTCAAGTTGGCTCTACTCCACAAGGGCCTCGCGCTTTGATTGTTAGAATAACAAATTCAGAAATTGGGTATTTTTCTGTCGCTGGCTTTACATTAAACACTCCAATAAATTTTTATACAAATACACAAGCCGATGCCACCCGAACCAACCTTGGTCTTGGCGCAACTTGGCTCACGAACACCAGCGTCACCAACTTCCGCAGCGCAATTGAGTTGGGGGCGACCAATGATGTGACTTTTGCAGACATTACGCTAACAGAATCAGGGGAAGATGATGTTTCGGTTGAGAATACCAGCGGTTCAATCGTTCTTCGCCAAACAACAAACGCTCTTGTTGAGTTTGGAACTGGGGCTTCTCACCTGTTTTACAATGCCATTAGTTTTAACAACGCAACCAACTCCTCCGCCACCCGCACCAACCTCGGCATCCCGCTTGCTGCCCTCACCAACACTAATGCTGCTGGATTCCAGAGGGCAATCTTCTCGACCAACGCCTCCCCCACAAATTCGGCCAATGTCAATGGAATTGGATTCAACACGGCGGTGGCTTGGATGGAAGTTAGCGTGATTACCAACGGTGTTACCAACAGCTATCGAATTCCCCTCTTCCAATGACCAACTACTGGAGACTTGAGCGAGACATTGAGATTGTCCAAGGAAAAACTTGGACGGCAAAATTCCGCTATTTAACAAAGTCCTGCAAGGGGAAGAGCAATGTCCCTGTCAATCTTTCGGGCTACGGGGCCTCCATGGTTATTCGGGAGTGCGCCAAGGATAGTGCCAGTTTGCTCACATTGACCGCAGGAAGCGGGATTACGCTGGGAGCGGACGGAACTATCGAAATAGTAATGACAGCCACTCAGGCGTCAAATCTGACGGCGGGAGACAATGTCTACGAAATCGAACTAAGCCAAGGCTACACCTACATCGCATTTGCCACAGGTAAGGCCAAGGTCTACGAGGAAATCGCCCGAAGCTAATGCCTCAAGAAGTCATCGAAATTACAGAGAGAGAAATCGAGATCATTGAGGTCATCGAACGGGGGCCTGTTGGGCAGACTGGCCCGCAGCCCGATATCAATTACACTGTAGTTTCGTCAGCCCGCACCCTAGAGGCAGCAGATCTAATCGCAGCCGACACTTCTGGAGGGGCATTTACACTTACTCTTCCGCTTAATCCAAGCAATGGTGACGCGGTAGACATCTTTGACTTTTCCGAAACCTTTGACACAAATCCACTTACGATTGCCCGCAACGGATCTCGGATTGAGAGCCTAGAAGAGAATCTGGTCTGTAACGTCGAAGGAGCGTATTTCACCCTAATCTATACGGGATCTACCCGTGGATGGCAGGTATTGCCGCGCTATGGCACTTCGGGGGGAGCGGGAGAATCCACCCTCACCACTCAGGGTGATATGTTGTATCGGGGCGTTGGAATTAATACACGACTCCCAATTGGAAGCGCGGGACAAATCCTTAAAGTAAACAGCGGGGCCACAGCCCCTGAATGGGGAACAATCTCTACAGCACCCAGCGGCCCCGCAGGAGGGGATCTTACAGGAATCTATCCCAATCCCACCTTGGCCGCTTCGGGCGCGAGCGCGGGAACCTACACGAAAGTCACAGTCGATACCAAGGGGCGGGTTACAACTGGAACATCTGCCACAAAGTCTGATGTCGGGCTTTCCAATGTGGATAACACCTCGGATGCCAATAAGCCCGTATCTACAGCCACCCAAACCGCGCTAAATCTAAAAGCTAATCTTGAATCTCCCGCCCTCACTGGAACCCCGACAGCGCCTACTGCTTCGGCTGGAACTGATACCACCCAGATTGCCACTACGGCGTTTACGCTGGCCAATCGCGGAGACCGCTACCTCACAACTTCTACAACTTCCCACTCCCTAACCACGGGAAGCAAAACATTTACCGTTCAATCAGGACTCAGCTACACTCCGACACAAGACGTTACCATTGTATACGATGCGGCCCGCCACATGCACGGTATTGTTACCAGCTACTCTGGAACAACATTGGTAGTTAACGTCGAAACCGTAGACGGAAGTGGTGGGCCATTTACAGCTTGGACAATTAATGTGGGCGGGCTTTTGACGGCACAAGGGGCACTGCTTGAGGTTAATAACCTTTCTGATGTCTCAAATCCCGCAACCGCATTAACAAATATCGGAGGAGTCCCGACATCCCGAAGCATTAGTGCTGGCACGGGTCTGACTGGCGGTGGGGATCTAACAGCCAACCGCACACTGGCAGTAAGCTATGGAACCACATCAGGAACATCAGCAGAGGGTAATGATGCAAGGTTGAGTGATGCAAGGACGCCGCTTTCACATGCATCCACCCACCACACGGGCGGCACAGACGCCATCGCGCCGAATAACATCTCGGCGGCTTGGGCACTCACCACTGCCAGCAATCTCATTATATCGGCGGATACTACGCTTACAGCGGGTCGTAATGTGCAGCAAAGAGTTCAGACATACTCAGCCACAAACCTTAATGTAACCCTACCAACAAGCGGCCTCCAAAATGGCGATACGCTGATAATAATTGCCATAGTTGAAAACACTGGAGGCATCGTGATTCGCAGACAAAATCACGATGGATCAGGTTTCGGGCCTCAGTTTACAATTTTGGCAACCGCAACCCTTGGCGTAGAGGGTGAGCGGTTTACTTTCCGCACAACTGGCACAGCTTCATCAAGTTGGCAGTTGCTCCCCGTCGATACCCACGCCCACGGAAATCTTTCATCCACGGGGACACTCGGTTCCACCAGTGGTTTGCCAGTTGTAACAACCACTTCGGGCGCGATTACAACACTGCCTCTCGGCACCGCCAACCAAGTCCTCAAGGTCAATAGCGGTGGGACGGCGGTGGAGTTTGGTGCGGCTGGCGGCGTCACCAGCGGAAACATTGATAACGCTGTCCTGCGGGCGGACGGAACTGGTGGAAGCGCAAGTCAAAGCTCCGACCTCATCGTCGACGATCCAGTAGTCGCCTTCGCCTGCACGGGTGACGCTGGCACCGACATCATCACGGCGGTTGGTCATAATTTCACCGAGAACCAGCGTATCCGCTTCCAAAGCCTAACAGGAGGCGCTGGATTGTTTTTTGGCGGGCCAGCACAAAGCACCGTTTATTTCGTCCGCAATATATCGGGCAACACCTTCCAAGTCTCCACAACCAGCGGCGGCGCGGCGGTCAACTTCACCACCAACATAACGGCGGGTGCCGTTCTCGCGGTGCAGCGCAATCTGACGCTTCGCACAAGGAAGCAGGCGTTTTCCATGACGGCAGATGCCGCTACGGATGTCATCACTGCCACGGGCCACACATTCGTCAATGGAGACGCGGTCAGTTTCTACAATCTGACTGGTGGCAATAACCTTGACGAAGTATCGCGCTGGTATGTCATCGAAGCCGCCACCAACACATTCAAGGTTTCCAACTCGTTAAACGGCACGGCCCGCGACATCACGGCAAGCTACACGGGCGGCACCGTTGAATTGGAAATCCCGCTTGTCCTCGGCCTACCGCGTTCTTCCGCGCTTATCCTCGGAGACAAGCCAGACGGAACCATTATCGGAGGAAATTTGCGCGGCTATGGCGCGGTGGATTTTCAGACGAACCGTAACGGCCAGAACGCCATTGCTTCTGGAACATTTTCGTTCATCGGCAACGGCCAAAACAATACGGCGAGTGGTCTTCGCGCAATAGTCCTTGGCGGCACAGGCAACACGGCAAACAATACGGACGCTGTCGTTTGTGGTGGCGAGTCCAACGGCGCAAGCGGCGTGCGCTCTATCGTGTGCGGCGGGTCAAGCAACAACGCAACGGCACAATGGGCCTGCATCGGCGGCGGAACTGAAAATACAAATGGTGGCGTTGGTGCATTTGTCAGTGGTGCAAGCAATAATGCGACAGGAGGGCAGTCTGGCATTCCATGCGGAAGAAACGCATCGGCAGATCGTGATAATGGATTGTTTCAAG